CTTATTCGAGACTCTAGCCCAAGCTTATTTTAGTGTAACTTTAATACCAATCTCTTTAAATCTTTTCTTGATAGCTTTAGAGATAGAATCAAAATCTTCTGGAGTACAAACTATTGAATCATGTCTTGTAAATACTGGTCTCATTTGTTCCAAGGCAGTCTTAACAAAGACACTTGCTTCTAAAGATTGTAATTTATGCCATAGTAAGTTCACCTTGTCCATAGCTTGAGCAGCCTTTTTAGATTTAGCTTTCCATTCATTAATTTGTTCAGAAAGATTTGGATAAACTTGGTCAAGAGTCTCACTCATTTCTTTAGAGATCTTTTTATTGTTAAAGAAGATTTGTGCATAAGATTTGATTTTAAATTCTTGACGTGTTAGCCCTAAGTGTTCAGCCATTTTGTCATAGAAGATTCCAGATTCACAATCAGATTTAAAAGAAGAGTGATTAAGAAGAGAGGCAAGTAATAGGGGTTGACAATTAGCAGCATCAATTTCCATTGGTACTTTACCATTTAATGTAATAAAAGGAAGTGTTAATTTAGGTAAGTTAGCAAGAGATGAATATATTCTACCTGTACATGCAACTGAAAAGAAGTGTATTCCTAAATTAATTTTGATTGCTCTAATCTTAAGTGCGTATGCATGTTCTGGTGTAAGTACTTTAGCCTCTCCTTTTTCCCATTTGTAAACTGAACCAATTAGAAAATCTATTTGAAGAAAGAAATTGTCTATGTGGACTTTAACCAGATATAAGTCATTGATTAATTTAGTATGATTAGGGTTCTCCTGAAGTAATTGTTCACGTGTTTTGTTATTGATTAGTAATTTAGATAGGTCTAATTCAATCATTTGAACCATTTCATATCTTAATGTAGGGCTTGTTCTATAAGACTTAGAGAATCTACCTGCTGAATATGTATCATTAATATCAACCAATTGAAGAGATTGTAATACTTTAATCAATTCAGGATATTGTATTAGTTTGCCACCGATTTTTACTCTATATTTAGCTAATTTAGATCTGTGAATATGGGTATAAACATTAAATAGGTGCTCATTACCAAATGATGCTGATAATTTTTGAATTTCTTTTTGGTGTTCAGTGTAGATGTAAAACCAGAATTCTACTAATTTAGAAAATAGTTTTGTTTTTTGATCCTGTGTAAGTGTAGGATAATCTTTTTGGATTTGATTGGTTACTCTTTCGATAACCACAGTAGGTACTGGAACTTGTGTTTTCATTTTATTGCTCTTTTTTTATGTTAAGCTCTTTTTTGACTGGGAGAGCAACCAGAGGAGGCCAATCCTCTGGAACCCAGTGTCCTTTTGTTTGTTGGACATTAACCTTTTGTTTATTGGTTATATTATATATCCCATTGTGCCTTAGTTTTTGTTACATTTATACGGCTTTTTGAAACATTTAACAATTATTTAACATTAGAATAGTGTTTTGGTTTTAGATTTAGATTTGGTAGCTACTTCAAAAAGAATTCTTTTGGTTTTGATTCTAGAGTTGGTGAGATTTGTAGTCCTGAATATGTGGCTCCTCGATGATAAGATTTGACCTTAAAGTTGGTGTGTCTTAGCGATTGTTCTAATTCTATTGGATAACCCATTGGTAGATCGTCCTGTTTGTATTCTGAGTACGTGTAGTAAACTTTATTTGAATTGTTAATGGTTTCCTTAATTTTAATTCTTTTGTTCATAATTGTTTAAAGTTTTATATTATTATTAATTATTTTAAAAATTCTTTCCAAAAATCTTTGCGAAAAAGAGATATTGCTTTTTTATTATATCTATGTCTTCCACCATCAGCATATGACATCAACTCCATAAATTTTGTCGATAACATTGCTTTTTGAATAAACTCTAAATTTTTTGATTCATCTACAATAGCATAAGCAAATTGTGTCAATCCATATTCTCCGTTTTCATCAATGATAGGTGTTGATGCTCCACCATTACTCCATACTACTTTTGGAATACCAAAATGTCCTTTTGATTTTGTATTAGAATACCATAATTTATATGAGCCATCTTTATAAGTTAAATAAATACAGGGATAAATATGTTCAGTTGTTTGTGTTTTTGACATTAATTCAATTCTTTGTGTGTGATATGAAGAATCAACAATTAGAGCAACTTTTTCTTCATTACCTTTAGCAATAAGTTTTTCAAATTCTTTAAACATTCCATTTGGAATAAATTCCACTTTAGAAATATCAACTCTTTGAGTAGTGCCATCCATACATTTAATTTTAGTAAACATTGTATTTGGTACATTACGTAAACAATAAAAATCATATGTTGTATGTACACCAAATGTTTTTACACCATCATCAGTATTATGCACTTCAAGATATGTTATTTGTTTACTTCTCATCAAATTTCCAATTAATTTGAAACCACCATCAACTCTTCTCCAACTATCTGGGTGTACAGCAACAAGATAACCACCTTCAACCAATTGTGAAATTGTTTTAACTACAAACTTATCCCAAAGTGCTTGTGATTTTTTATTGCCTTCTTTTAATTCTTGGTAAGGCGGATTCATAACCACAACATCAAATTTTTCCACACCCCAAAATTCCATTTGCTTATTAAAATCTTCAGTTAAATAACTTCCATTAAAAACATTCAAAGCATATTCATCTTTTGGGTCAAAAGCATATAAAAATAGAAACAAATTCTTTGCTTGTAATTCACAAGCATAAATCATATTCTCTAATATGTGTTTATATCTTAATTTTTCGTCTGGTTGAAATGAAATTAACCCTTTCATTAATCTTTCGATAACAACTGAAAAGAATGTACCTACACCATTGCAAGGGTCAAGCCATTTTAAATTAGGATTAGTCCATACTTCATAAGGAAGTGTATCAAGCATTTCTTCAACAAGTGTAATTGGTGTCATAACTTCACCCATAGTTTTTACTTCAGTTGCAGATACTTTTACATATTCTCTTAACATACCAACAACATCTTTTATATGATTCATTTCACTATGGTTGTTAGTATCAACTGTTTTATGTATTCTACTACAAAGCAAACGATGTTCAACATTATTTTCTTCCAATACTGTTAATATCATCGACCTACGTTTTTCAACTGGTGCATTCTGAATAAGTGATTTCATTTCTGGTGTCATACCATTAATACCATCAATAATCATTTCTTGGATTAAATCTTCGTAAGTGTTTTTCAATTCAGTTTTCATGGTTGGTCGCGATTGTTCTAATTCTATTGGATAACCCATTGGTAGATCGTCCTGTTTGTATTCTGAGTACGTGTAGTAAACTTTATTTGAATTGTTAATGGTTTATATAGGAGAACCCTTAAAAGTGTCTTAGAATTAAAATATTAATTTTTAAACCTTTTTAAAAGAGACCTAGTTTATTTATCACTTTTCTTAATGTCAGATATTTCTTCAACACCTTCTGTTAAGTCTTGGGTTTCGATCTTGATCTTTTTAGCTGCATTAAATAATCTTTTGATATGGTACCAGATACCACGACCATCATTGTTAGCTTTAAGTGTTTCATCCAATGAGAATGCCTCGATACTGATTAGCACTATAGCTGTAAATTTGGTTAGGATTAGAGGAATACCAATAAAAAGTTTAATAATTTCACTAAGCAAATAAATATCCATAGCATACATTGAGATAACTACCATGTTATAGACCAGTATCTTATTGGCTACTCGCCTAAATTTCTTAGATGAGAATGACCTCCACCCTCGGGTTTTAACAGCCCAATAGACACCAGAAACGGTATCAGCTGTGATAGCAATTCCCACTAATATAAGTAAGAATTTAATCGGTGCAATAAATCCTAAAACGGGAAGTATTAGATTCCAACCAAGAGATTTTATGGTTGTCCAAAGGTGAATAGCAGTAGTCATCAGTTGCATAGTAATTTTAGATAAAAAGGGTATTTGAAGTAAATCCATCAGGAGTAGTACCACAACCATGTTTAAGTATAGCAGCATCTTCATTTAGCTTACTCATAAATTCAGGATATTCCTCTCTATGTAATTTCAAGAATTCGATTAATCTGTTATCATAGTAGTCAGCTTTATCTGTGTAGTGATGTACTAAAAACATGATAGCTTTAAATTCTGGTGAGACACTAAAGTCTCCTGATTGTGTTTGAGCACCTTTATTCTTTATTTGATATGAAGTGCTAATAACAGCTTCGCTTGCTGCTCTCCATGCAATAGCAGGTTTCATATAATCTTGAACCAGGATTTCCTCAGCAGCATTAAGAGATTGGTTATTGAACTTAAGCAATAAATCCTTGAAAAAATATGTACCAATATAACCTTGTGTTTTGAATTGTGCAGAGGTTTTAATAAGAGGTACGATATCAGCAACATCAACATTTTGATTGATTGTTGTATTGGCTTTAAGCCATTCTGGAGTTACAAAATAGATCATTTTTTATTTTATTTTTTAGGGGCAAATGTGAATGCTTGAGCATCTGTAGTTTCTGTAATGATTCCGTCAATGATTTGGAAATCTTTGATTATGATTGTGTTTTTAATACCTGCAATATCAATTAAATCATTTAAAATTTCTTCCATTGTTTCGCGAGTTGGTTTAACTACGTTCTTTTCAAAGATTGCATAACTGTCTTTAATTTCAGTAGTTGCTCCTAATGAACCACTTACTTTAACACCGATAATAGCCGGGTTAATACCAAGAGAGATTGCAATGCTTTCTTTAAGTTCTTTAGCAGTTCCTTCAAACATTTTATCATTACTGTTTGATGGTAAGCTTGTAAGTTCTGGAGTATCATCAAATCCATTACCAGTTAGAACTAATAATTTACCAGCATTTGAAGCACCAGTTTTGTCTTGAATTTCAATTTTAAATTTATTAACTTCTTCAACACTTTGGAATTCTTTCGGTCTTCTAATAACCAATGATGGGAATACACTATTTTGCATATTTGATTTATGGAAGAATGATTGTTCAGCATCCATGTATGCCCAGTTTAATGCACTATTGTATCGCGGAATAGCATAAATATCTTGTCCAGGAGTTTCATCTTGATAAACGTAAAGGTATTCACCATCTCCACAATCTGGTGTCCATCTTTTATATTCTTTATTATCAACCAGCCCTCTAGACCAGTCATTAGAATAAACGAATACAGTATTAGTTGCATTATTTCTGATTGTAGATGGGTCTAATCTTTTGTATTTAACAGCTCCACTTCTTTTTTGAATTAGTACACAAACTCTTCTGTGAATAACATAATCCAATGTAATGGCTTTAGTTAATTTTCTAAATTTGTTTTTCTTTTCAAAAGCCATTTCATCTACTTTTTGAGCAACTCCAACTTTAGTATCAACCCATTCATAACCTCCTCCAATAGTAGCATTAGCAATATAGTCCAAGATAGCCCCAAGTACTGGTGACGATAAAAATAACTGATTTAAAACCTGCGGATATAAATTGTCAGAGCCAAAACGAACTATATTGTTTTGTGTGTAATAACGATTCACATAAGGCAAACTCAGATTACCTTTTCCTATAGGTGAAAGAGGTGTTGAGAATGCAAAATTCGTGTAAGAACTTGTTGTATTCTGAGTCAAAGGGGCTTGTGACTTAAATAATTCGTAACCAAATATTTTCATATCTTTTATTTTTTTTTATTAATCGTAAACACTTGGAAGTGAAACGTTTGGAATAATTGAGTCGTATGGAGCTTCAATTTCCCCAACAACTATTAATCTTCCTGTTGAAATCGGTTTAGTTGTGACTGGTGGTGTAATTCCATCCCAATCAAGTGGTTGCTCAAATAGAGTTTCACTTGTCCATATAGAGTATTTATACTGACCTAATTCTAAATTAATTTGGGAAAGGGAATCCAGGTTATCTGCCCATAAATCCTGAGAACCCATTGTACTTTCTATGATGGAAAATTTGTTGTATCTGCATGGCGCAAGAGAAGAGTCCAATAATTGTATTGCTCTCCATTCTTTGTCTATCTCACCTTCCCATAAAATACCTAATAAGAAATAAATCTCACTACTTGCTATAAGTGCAGAAAGTTCTAAAACAAATGTATTGGTATTATCTTTCTCGATGTAGATCATGCTAATTTCTTTTTTTATTAAAAAAAGGGTAGGCTTTTGACCCACCCTTTAGAATTTTAATTTAATCCTGAGATTAAGGAGCTTCAGTAGAACCTGTTTCAATGAATAATGCAGCTTGCTCAGTAGTAATAACTTTTGCAAAATCAGGAACTTCACCAAGTAAAGTAACTGTATATTTAGAACCGTCAGCTTTAGCTGTTCCAGAACCATCTGCTACATTTGATAATTGTAGTTCTTCAAAAATCCAATAAATACCATTTGAGTCTAATACAAGACCTCCTAAATATCTTTGACCTTCTCCAAGGATTTTAATTGCTTTAGATTTAGATGCTTCACGTCTTGTGAATACTAAAGTCAAAGTTGCTCTTACGAAAGAAGAACCAGCAGTTAAGTCTATCGCTCCTTCTTCTATGAAATTAGAAGAGTTTCTGATAAATTCGTATGAGTCTGGAACATCATCAATTACGTATTCTGTCCAAGTCCAATTAGCTTGATCTTGAACTGATAGTGTAGTATCTTTTTGTTCCATATCCCATAACCAAACTTGCTTAATACCTCCAATGGTGTTGTCGCAACTTTTAGCTATTGATGTTAATGCAGTACATGCCATGATTTATAATTTTTTTATTTAAAGGGCTACCTTATGATAGCCCTTGGGTTTTTAATGTTTACTAAGATTAAGCTTGGTAGAATACGATCTCAGTTGGATTTGTATAGAAGAAACCAACTTTGATATTAGCTCTAGTTCTTAACAATGGTTCAGCAACTGTATCTTCCAAGTTTACTGCTTTAAGTGCTTTATCATCACCTTCACCGTCAAATGCGTAGATAAGGTTTTTGTGGTTAGTCAATACCATAGTATTGTCAGATGCACCATCGATAACTACGATTTTAATACCTAAGAATGTATCTCCTAAAGTCTGAGTAACATAAGTTAATGTGTTACCTGAAGCAGCAGCTAATTCGTAAGATGCATAAACGTTAGAAGAGATATAGAATCTCAAATCAGCTTTTTGTGCTCTAACTTTACCTGGTAAAGCAGCGTATGTTTTACCCATTTCAGCCAATACGTTAGCAGAAGTGATAGCAGTTTCACCAGCTGGTCTGATAATATCTTCGTCAGCATTGAATTTTTTCTCGTAACCATCACAAAGGTCGATGAATGTTAATGGAGTAACAAGTTTATCACCTCTCCATCTAAGGATAGAAATTTCTTGAGCAATTTCTTTTGCCATTTCATCCCAGTAGTAAGCCATGAATGCAGAAACTTCGAAAGAACCATTAGAACCTTTAACCATTTGTAAAGATACGAATGATGCTTCAAGGTCGAATCTACATAATTCAGCCATTGCAGATAATGCACATACGTCGATATCGATAGCATCTAAATCTTGACCATTTGCGGAAAAGTTACAGTTTGATGCTTTTAATACATCGTTAAAAAGTACATTAGCAACTTTAGTTGCAGATTTAACACCTGGAATAGGTCTGTAGTTGTTTACAACATCTTCAGTGATGTATGCTTTAGAGTAGAACTCTGATGGGTTAGGACAAAGCAATGCGTTTGCCTCAACGTTTAAATCAAATTTTAATTTTCTTGACATAATTATTTATTTTTTTATTTACTTGCGAATTTAATTACTTCCGCGAATTTTGTGTGAGCAGACATTTGTACAGGCTCTACTTCATCTTCCTGTTCGTGACTGATTTGTGCTTCAATCAAAGCTTTTAAATCGGCTAATACACCGTAAATTTCATCCAATTTAGGTTGTACGATAGTCATAACTTCTTCTTCAGAAACTTGTAATTCGACTTTTTCAGGCTTAACTTCTTCGATTACAGCTTCTTCCATTTCTTGTTCTTCAACTACTTCTTCAACTACTTCTTCAACTACTTCTTCAGTCATTTCGACTTTCCCTTTAATTTCAGTAATAGCTCCATCTTGTACAACATAAATTTTACCTGCGATTTCGTGTTCACCATCAGGTAGTTTTAAGTCTTCGTTCATAGATTGTTCTTTTTTTATTTGTTCGATTTCACTCAATTTAAGTCCTAAAAAACCTTCAATTGAGAAACCTGTTTGGTCATTTGCAACCAATTTCGTATAGTATTCTTTATCTGTGATTTGAGCTACCATCATAAGTGTTCCTTTTGGTACTTCAATACCAAATTCACTGTATGAACGGTCTTCTAACCTCTTTTCTCCAACTAACCAACATTCTAAAATATAAGCAGGAACAGTAATATCAGTATTATGTTCAACATTAAACTTACCAGAATTTGTTAGATTTTTCATGAATTTTTGGTGAATCTTTTCAATTTCTTCTTCAGTAAATTGAACGTAATATTCTCCCATTTCGTCATTGCGATAGATTTCCATTGGAATAAGTACTGGAGCAGCAATTCTCATTTTTGGTTCATCGACAGAAAACTCAGTATAATGACTAGCGAAAGCCATACCTTTTATTTTTACAGCAGGTTTAGCCGTAAAAGCTACTTGTTCGATACCTAAATCTTCTCCATTAGTAGAATATTCAGGGTCAATAGTAATTTTAAAAATGTCGTTAGATTCCAATGTTGTAAAAAATTTTTAATCTCTTTATATAATATTATCACAAACCTTAAAAATTTACATTTTTTTGTAGATAAATAAATAAATAAAAACAAAATAAATTATGTACACAATCCAAAATTTTGCCGTAAAAACTTCTCTAAGTGAAATGACTATTGGAGAATTTGAAAGGGTATCACAAATCATGAATGATGATACTAAACTTGTCATTGAAAAATACATCGACGTATTAGAGGCTTTAGGAACACCTGAAGAAGTTATAAATCAAATCACAGATGATGAACTATTTGCTATTATCAAGGACTTTGGTAATTATGAATATGACGATACATTACCACAAGCTGTTCAAGCCGAAGATGGTTATACCTATGAAGCATATCCAATTGGTGGTGAATTTGTCCTAAAAGCTATTGATATGGCTAAGATTGAAAAAGCGTTTAAATCAAGTAAAGATACATTTAGTACTATTGTTGCTACTATTTTTAAACGTAGTGACCTAACCAACAAAGAACATTATGCAGATGCTCATATCAAACACAAGAAAACCGAGGTTAAAAACTGGAATGCTGCATATTTCTACCCTTATATTGTTTACTTAACCAAAAAAGTTAATGCAAATCTTTCTAAAAAAATAGAAGAGTCTAATGAGTCAATTTAATTTTCCTAAAAATTGGAATGATATAAATGTCTACCAATATCAAGAAATAAGATTAGCTAAAAATAAATACAGTTCGGGTGATTTAACGTCATCCGAATTTGTTTTAGAGGTACTTTCTGTTTTAGAAGATACTACACCAGATGATGAAAAATACTATGATTTAGATTACGATGATTTTGAAGCAATTAAAAAGAATCTAGGTTGGGTTTTTAATGAACCAGTAGCTAAAGTGCCAATCATTGAAGGATTTACACCTAAAGCGATGAATAAGCTTACTGTTGGTGAATTTATTGATGTTGAACATTTCGTAGAACAAGGCTTAGATGAGAACCTACATATCATAGCAGCAATTTTATTTAAAAAGAGTAGAGTAGATGAATGGGATAATCTTATAGAAGAACCATACATTTATGATGTTTATGTTAGAGGTGAACAAATCTTGGATTGGACTATCACAGATACACTTTACGTAATTGACCAATATCTTACATTTAAGGAATCTTTTATGGAAAGTTATGGTAATCTATTTAATCAAGATTTAAATGAATCTGAGGACACGCAGGATACATTAGAATTAACTGGAAGAGATAAGATATTAGCTCAAAAAGAAGAATTAGAAGAAAAGGCTAAATCTAAGTGGAGTTGGGAGAATTTATTGTGGAATCTTTGTGGGGAAGACATAACAAAAATGGAAACCGTATTTCAGACTTCCTTAATTTTAACTTTCAATATTATGTCCATGAAGTTCATAACCAAATCTTAACGGTATACACATAGATATAATTATAGTTCTTCAAATAATGTGAATGTAAATGAATTTCCATACTTCTTAGCTGATTCTTTTATTATTCCCATCATTGTGTAAAAATCTTGTAATTTCTTAAATACAATACAACCAGCACTCCAGTTATCTATTTTATTCGAATCTTTACCAGCATGATGAACATTAGTGTAACCAATTTCTGAATAGATCTTTCCTGATAAATCATGTTGTAAGTCCCTATCGTTATCTCTATAATAGTTCATTGGTTTTTGTTGTCTGAGCGCTTCATAAGTTGTGTGTCTACCAATAGCATAAACTCCAGGATATTGTCCAGGGACTATAATAGCTGTACCATTCTTGTTGATTGGTTTTTTAAGGTAGGTAACACCAGCATCAGTAGTACAAGCCCATTCCTTAATGGACTTAATTCCATCTTTTACATAAACCAAGAAAATACTATCATCAAATAGATTGGTATTGATTCTTTTTCTGATTGCAAATAGGTTTACGTTTAGATCTCCTTTGAAAAATCTATAACCTTTTGCTTTAAACATTTGTTCTATTTGTTCATAAGTTTTCATAATATTCCGTCGTTATAAGTTATATAGAGTTCTGGTGCTAAATATGCTTCTTGACCATCTAAAGTTTTTTGAATTGCTTTTTCGATTTGTGGAATAAGAAACACATTTATTTCATCATTTACTCCAGTTTGTGTCAAAAATATTTCAGTAATTTGTGAACTGTAAACATGGTATTTAATGTAATCCTCACTTCTTACTTCTAAGATAAGGGAAGTTCCAGTATCATTTACGTAAACCTCTGCACTCGCTAATAAGGCACCAGTATCAATTAATCGTAATTGAGTAATAGTGTTCTTCATTGCCGAAGTAAGTTTAGTGTTTAGAACCATTTATTTTTCTTCAGATTTTTAAATTTCAGGATCAGCTGGTCTTTCATCATACCAAGTCCATCCTTCAACCGGATATTCATAAGTCCCTTTAAATTCTCTTTTTAAAGTAAATGTTGGAGCATAAACAGCAGTAGGTGCCCACCACCATTCATTATTTATATCATCCCATTTGTAAAATCCACTTGTATCTTCCATATCTATTCTTTTATGCTATTATTGTCCAGTTTTTACTTGTTGCAATTAATAAATCAGCAGCAGTTAAATCTGGTATTCCAGGATTACCTGTTATTGTTATCGTTTGTGTTGTAAGAGGTGTTCCTAAACTTGTAAATAATTCTACTAAAGCTGCTCTTTGCATACAAGCATTTGCAATAAATACCGGTACTACTATATTAGGTAAAACCAATCTTCTTAATGCGTAACAGTTTGCAAATGCAGTACCGGTAATCGTTGTAACATTTGCACAATCCGCAAATACTATTTCTTGTAATGAATAGCAGTTATGAAACATACCGGTTATGTTTAAAGATGAACCATTAGCTGTGATTGTTCCAATTTTTTGTAGATTAAAATTATTTAGAAACATTGAACCTAATAGATTATGATTTCCAGTATTTAAAGTACCAATTTCTTCTAAACTTGGATTTGGTGTCATTATCGATGATACACCACCACTTCCATTAAATGTCATATTCCCAAATTTCTTAATTCTACAACCACCTAATATACTTGTTTGACCGCCTGCTCCACTATTCCAAGTAAAATTTAATGCTTGCCATACTGGACCCATATTAGAAAAAACGGTTCCAGATGTTGTGGTATTAGTAGTATTTATATTCTCAAATCCCTCAAAATTTCTTAAAGCAATTAAGTTAGTAAAATGGTTAGTCGTTGCACCAGTTGGTATTAGTTTAACTATCTTTAAGCTTTGCATCATAGTTTGCACTCTAGCATTAAAAGTAAGAGAATGACTATGGCTTATAACACTTTCTAAAATTTGTGATTTACCAGTTCTTGCTGCTGCAGATGTTGGACTTATCGTCCAACTAACTATTGTTCCAGAGATAAGTGTAACCGTAATTATCACCTGTTTATAGTCGATTCCGAAACTATCTTGTAAAACAATTGAAGAAATAGAACCATAATCATATCTTTTTGTTTGTATAGCAATTGTATTAGTGACATTTAATGTAGTTCCATCACCCCAATTGATTAAGTAATTGCAAGCACCGGAGTTATAATTTAGAGTGAAGCAATTCTCTTCATTTTCATAAACAGCGAATAAAAATGCTAATTTATTTTCAGCAGCAGTTATAGTTGGCATTGTTAACCAACCTGCCGGTCTTACCCATTTATCAGTTTGTCCTTGTATATAATAGTTTGTCATAATCTTGTCGCATTTAAGTTTACTACACCAGCAGTTGAAACTGTTACTGTTACTTTTGAACCAATCGTAATAGGATTTCCTAAAACGTATGGCGAATCATTTACAGCCAAAGTTGTAGTTGGTGCATTAACGATATTAGTAACTGAGTCTATTTCTAAAGCAAATGGTGCATAAAAATCTACACTTAAATAATCCATTAATTCAATAGTAAATACTGGATTTTGATATTCTGGACTTAATGGACCCGTTGGCCCTGTTGGACCTTGTTCTCCTTGTCTACCTACAGTCGAAGCTACCAATCTACCTCTAAGAAATGTAACATTTCCAGAATTTGTTTTATTTGTAACATAAAGAGCAACCTCATCACCTGGTGCTAATTCAATCATCCAATTGGTTACTAATTTAGCAAATGATGTTCCATTACCTGTTGAAGCATTACACTCAGTTTCGTCTATTGGTGTTCCATTTAATGCTAATTTAATTCCTAATACTCTATTATTTCCTGCATCAATATCAGTCGAACCATAAATCTTAAATAATTGGCTTAAACCTGAAGTGTTTTTTACTGCAAAAGTATTTGTAGTTCCTAAAGATATTCCATAATTTTCACTATCTAATGTTCCAACTAACCCAGTAGATTGATAAACACCTGCTGTTGCAATGTTAATAGTACCAGAATCCATTTTAGAAACTTGACCATAATATGCTGTTCCATCACCATCAGCACCTGATGCTCCAGTTTCACCTTGAATACCTTGAATACCTTGAGGACCAGTAGCACCAGTTTCTCCAGTATTTCCTGTTGGTCCAGTATCTCCTGTTGGACCTTGAATACCTGTTGGTCCAGTTTCACCTGTTGGTCCAGTTTCACCTGTTGGACCTTGAATACCTGTTGGTCCAGTTTCACCAGTTGGACCTTGAATACCTGTTGGTCCAGTTTCACCAGTTGGTCCAGTTTCACCAGTTGGTCCAGTTTCTCCAGTTGGACCTTGAATACCTTGTGAACCAGTTTCACCTTGAGCTCCAGTTGGTCCTATTGGTCCAGTAACTCCTTGGGGACCTTGAATACCTTGAGGACCAGTTTCTCCTGTTGGACCTTGTTCTCCTTGTGAACCAGTTTCTCCAGTTGGTCCGATAGGACCGGTTGCTCCAGTAGGACCTTGTGGACCGATCCATTGTGAATAAACTATATCACATGCTTCAACACTTATAATTGGACTATCGTTAAATGGTATTTCGCAAACGCTATAAGTTTCGATTTCCAAAGTTATTGTCATTTTCCAACCTGCAAGATAATCAAGTCCATGGTTATTTAATGGTGTAATCGATGATGCTGATAATACTTCAACTCCAGGAATTTCTCCGTCTTTTAACCATTTATGTAGGTCATTAAGTATTAATGAATTAGTATTAAGTATAGTATTTATATTGCTCCTATCTTTTTGTATAATATCTAAAGCGTAGAATGTAAATGTAAATTCGTTTAAATCTGCAAATTCATCGGCTCTAAAATTGGCTAAAGATGGCACAGCATATAAGATAGGATAAGAATCAGCTTCTGTTCCAAAATTCGGTAGTTGCTCTGCAAAATCTGACTTAAATCTTCTTATTTCTAAATGTGCAGAAGAGAACGACTCAAATAACTGTAATAATTTTATGTAAGTGTATGTCATTTTCTTTTTTATTTTATTTATCTATATTAATTTTAGTGGTTTAATTTTTTACAAGGTAGCACTATTCTGATAACGAGCAACTCTTCTTTGTGAATCAGTAATCTCGGTTTCACTTACGTATGCTTTAACTTTTACTTCATTTTGGATATTGATTGGTTGATTATTAGAAGCATTAACAGTGTTTGCATTATTATTATTTCCAAACAGATTAAATGATGGAGTAGCAGGTGATGGTACGTTTCCATTAGTATTATTATTTGTTGGTGGAGTTGAACTTTTATATTGGGTTTTAGCAATGTTAGCAACATTAGCAATACCAGCAGCAACAGCTATACCAGCAGCAATAGAAGCTCTAACAGGAGCATCAGGTGTTGGTATAGACATTTGTGATAAATAAGCACCTTGAGCAGCTTGATAAGTTTGAATAGTTGCTTGTGCTATACCAACAGCTTTATTAACATTAAAAGCTTTCTTAGCTGACTCTTCATTACCATTATTAAATAAATCAGCAAGATTAGAAACAAGATTAAATCCATCAGTTGCTATTTGAAGTTTAGCATTTACCAAATCTCTCTCTCTTTGTTTCGATTCTTCGGCTGCTTTTTTATTTAACTCATCAGCTTGTTTTTGATATCTTTTTTCAATCTCAAGTTTTTCAAGTTCTGTTAAGTCTTTAACAGCTAATTCTTTTTGTTTTTGGTCTTCTAATATGGCTAATTTACCTTGTAAAGTGTCTGCATTTAATTTCAAAGTAGCTTGTTTATCTCTTTCAGCTAATGCGAACATTTCAGAATACATTATACCTAAACCAGTGATTAAAATTGGCATTTGTTCTTCAACTGTTTTAAATTCACCATTAACATCTTTTAACTTTAAAGTTAATTTCTCAAATTTCTCAGTTGTTTTTTCTATTTCTTTACCATTATCTTTTGTCTTTGTACCTGATTTATCAATAACTATATTAAATAAATCTACTTGTTTAGCAGCATCAATATAAGCTTCTTCTAATCTTTTAGTTTCTTCTTTGTTTAATCTAAGATTTTCTTCAGCTTGTTCGAGAGCAAATGTATCAACAACAGATAATGGAGATTTTCTTAAATCTGCTTCTAATTGTGCAATTTGTCTATAAATAGCATTTCTTTCTGCTTCTAAACGTTGAGCTGTCTTAATATCATAACGGTCACTAGCCTCGTCTATACTCTCTCTTAAATTAGCTTCTTTTATTCTTAAATTATTAAGTTTATTTCCATCAGCTACCCTTTGTTTATCAGCTTTATCTTGTTGATTTCTTATATCAGCTAATTCACCTTCAAGTCTAATTCTATCTTTAATATTCTGTTTATTCAAATCATAAGCAGCTTCTTTAACAAGTTTAGCATCCATGTATTTTAAATACATTTCAACTTGACCGTTTAATTGTTCTTGAAACTTCTTCTCATCTTTTATATTCTGTAATGTAGTTCCGTATTGTTCATTAATTTGTTTTATTAAAGTCGTTCTTTCTTTTGAACCAGCATTTGTATTTTTTAGTTGAGCAACTAAAAGTTTAAAACCAGTAACCTCTTCAGCAATAGATTCAGCGTGTTTATCAGCAGCTTCAGCAGCCGCCTTTTCAGATTCACTTACTTCTTTAATTGCTGGTTCAACTAAACCTAATGAAACTAAAAATGCATTTACAGAATCACTTAAAAATTTAAAAGCATTCATAACACCATCAATAATAGGTCCAAGTAAACCAAGAGCTCCTAAGACAGCTATAATAGCAGCTGGTATTAAGAAAAGTGGATTAGTTAAAAGTGCTTTACCTAAATTAAAAAATGTTGTACCTAAATCTTTTAGTCCTTTTGTAGCATCAGAAAATGATATAGTTTTAACTATTTGTGTAAGTTTTTGAGCTTTTTCAGCAGCACCTTCAAAATCAAGATTACCTAAATCAGAACCTATTTGACCCAATGCTATACCAGCTTGTTCAAATTTAGAACCAGCAGAAAATATGGCTACCTGTTCGTTGATATCAGTCATTTTATCTTTAACCTTACCTGCTCCTTCAGCAAGTCTAGCCATTTCAGCTGGGTCAGTAGCTTTTGCTAAATCATTTTTAAGACCTTTTAACTGTTGTCTTAGTTCTACAATTGACTTACCGTCTATATCAATTTTAACCATTGTCTTTTTTATTTTTATCTAAGAGAACCACCCTTTTTGTATTGGCATAATTAGAGTTCTATTTGTTTATTTTTAGATATTATTTTAAAGTGGTTAGTTTTTTTCTATCACAGCGGTATACACATAGATATAATTATGTTAGTATAGTTTAACATCTACATCTATACTTATTAGTTCTACTTTAGTTAAATTTTTTGAATTACAATCGTAATCTATTATCTTGTTTATGTACCAATAATTATTCATACATTTAACTTTACAACTTAAGTCGAGACTAGCTATATCTAATGGAGTTAGATTGAAATATGCAGTAAGTAGTTTCGAGTTATCTAACTGGTCCAGTGTACGTTTCCAATTCAAATTATAGAGATTATTTTGAGTTGGTTGGAATGCTGGAAATAGATAGAAATCGCAAACTCCAAAGTTTATATCGATAGATCCTGGACCACCATACGCAGAACTACAATGTGTTGTTAATGGATATGTTGAAACTTGTGTGTAGAAAACATTAGAATATCCAGCTATATCTAGAATATTAACTGAACTTGGTGGATTAGTTTGTAGAATATCATCTATGTAAAGTAAGTAACCAGCAGTATCTACTTTAGCAACAGTATCAATAATAAAAATATCATTACCAGTACCTAGTTCTTGTTCTCCACCATCATATAATATTCTAACCTCATTATCACCAGGATTTAATGAAATGTATGGTTGAATTAATGTTACTCCAGGAATTCCCAAATCAGTCCAAGACATTGGTGTTGGTGAAAAGATAATTTCTTTAGTGTCTATATCTTTAACCCATTCACTTGACATTACCACTTCTTGTTGACCATAGATTTCTCGAGTTGCTCTAAAGTATGTTTCATTAGCAAAATCATCATCTTGTTTATAAGTAAAGATAAATTTCTTAGCAGTAAGTTCAGGTAAGAACACAACATCTTGAAATTGTGACCTATCTAATTTGTATGTCCAATCAACAGTAGGTCCTTCATCATAAAATTGGTCTCTTCGTTTCCAAATTAATTTATTTTCTTCATCTTTATCAACTATACAGTATAGATTATACATTGTTACAATTGACTTAATAAAATCTGATTGTTTGATTTTAGAGGGGATAACACTATTGATTGGAAATGTAGCATTATATGGAACAGCTTCATAACTAATATTTATTTTAGCTGACCTAATAAGTAGTGTTGGGATTACATCTACAGGATTACCTGTAGGTAATCCATCACTGGTAAACTGTAATTGTAAATCTGAACCATCACCTACTGGCCAGATTCCTTTTATAGGTTCTAAAAAAAGTCTAAACGCATATAAACTACCGATATCTCCATTTGTTAATAAAAATTCAAATGTTACTGGAACAGCTGTAGAAAACATTGAATTAGCAGTTAAAGGTAAAATAGGTGTAGTCGACATATTTATGTTCTGTAATTGTTGCGAAGCTACTACTGCTCCAGTTACATCAAGTATTTGAAAAGTAAGTTTAAAATATGGACTTGGATTACCTTGTACAAAACGTGCGAAATCAGTAGAACTTGTATTATAAACACTAAATGCATAATCTAAGCTTACTGATATTTTAGGTCTAGCTTGACTTAAAATAAATTCAGATTCCCATATTGAATATCCTTTTTGCGTTGAAGGTGTCACAGTTAACGCGCTAGAATTTCTAAATTGAGGGTATAAATCTCCTACATCACCTTCTAGTATCGAAGTCCATTTATTATTAGCATCTCGTATATCGTCACTTAAATATAGAGACAAATTATAGTCATCACCTTCAAAGAATTGATTATCTATAGGTAATGAGTAAAGTACTGAAACATTATCTTCTTCAGCTATTTTAGCTTCTATTGATATAAATTCATTAACCTCTCTTAAAAGGGTTTCGGTACTTGTGTTATCAGTAATTAATAACTTGTCTGCACCAATTAAATACTCATCAAAATCTACAAATTCATACGTAAAACCTGCTTGTTCGTGAATCTTTTTCCAATATTCCATTATATAAATAGCTGGAAATAATTCATTAGTATAGTAACCTCTTACTGAATTTCTAACATTTAAAATATCTGCTCCAGGAGCAGATACAATATCACCACTTTCATATACATCAACTGCTTGGTCTCTAAAAGGCAACACATATTTATACCCGTCAGTCCAATTATGACTAAAAGACAGTGCAATATTAGCACTTGTGTAGTTATGGTTCAACTCACTAAAATCTAAATCTTTAAGTTCTTTGTTATTTATCGTAGTAAA